CAGACAAAATAAGATTTAAATGGTTGGTGTCGTCTGACGATCACATCCCAGCTACTAGTAGCAGAATCCCATGTAGATGCATAATCTGTAGTAAGTTTAGAATCTAGATCTAGTCCAATAGAATATAATTCATTTTCATCGGATAGTAATTGACGTGCATCCATATGAGTTCTAAGACCTACTTCGTTAAGTGCTCCTGGTACTCCATTATCATAAAAGGCTGCAGAATCATATATCCACATTGACCATTCACCATTCTCATTAATAAGCAAACTACAACGTTGTTCTGGTACTGTAATTATAAGAGCACGTAATTTTTTAGCATAACAAATAGTTACGTTTTTAGGATTCAAACTATATTGAATTTTAGGTTGGCTATTTTCTAGATTAGGAGATCCTGCTTTCAGTTCAAAATGTGAAAGAGGATTACTAATATAATCAGTGAAGAATTTACGAATATTATCTGATAAAGTATTTACTGCTAAATCTCCACTATTAACATGTACTCCATTTTGATCAACCCAGACTATTTTATTTTCATATATAATAAAAGAGTTTGAAGAAAGACAACCAATAGATGAGGAAATTTTAGTAAGCTGCCCATCAACTACAATTTTTCCAGTGCTAGGTTGATAAAGAAATGTTTCAGATTTAGTCCAAATTAACAAATTACCATTAATTTCTGCAACTGCAGTAATAATATTTTCTGACGGAATCTTAAGAATATTATCTGTCATGACAGAATTAGATTCAGGAATAGGATTAGAAAAATGAATTACTTGATCTGATGCCAAAACTAATCGATCATTTAATTTTCCGATACAGTTAATTTTAGGAAGGATAGGATCATATGATTCAGTTCCACCATCAGATCCTGGTGATAAAACTAATCTTTCTATTGTAGAAGGTTCAGAATATACAACATCTGTTTGATTTAACATTGGATTCAAAGCTTTAGAGCGATTACCAATAAAAGCAGATGGTAAGTAATACATTAGTCCTATGCCTTCATTACCAAAAAATAAAATATCATTTAATTCAACAAAATTAATCTGTTGATCTGACGGGGCTGTTAAGACTGATCCACTTAAACGACCGAAAGTAGAAGACATATACCCATACCAATTAGGCATCTCAGAAATAGTAGGATCCATTTCAGCCGTAGTATGGCAAATTACTTCTTCCCAGCGAGTATCAGTAGTAACATCATAAATACTAACTGCGTAAAGAGGTAACCTGCGTGTAAGATTATCAAAATTAGAA